CCACTGGATCAAGGCAACACTCGGACTGGAGGACAGCATGGCAACGAACACGACCAGCACGAACGACAGCCTGACTGGCCTGTTCTGGCGTCGGATCGGGCTCAGCTTCGCCAGGGCGTTCATCGCAGCCCTGATCGCGCAGGCGGCCGTCATATGGTCGGGCCTGGCCGAGAACGTCGCCGACGGCACCGTCGACTGGAACGCCGGGGCCGCCCTGATCTTCGCGGCGATCAGCGGCGCCTGCGCCGCCGGTATCCGTGCGGCGCAGGCGAAAGGCACGCAGCTCGAGACGGACCCGCGCCTGAAGAAGTAACATCACCGGCCGGGAGGTCGCGTGTCGCATCGCGACCTGGCCGCCAATAGGCGGCCGAGTGCATCAAGCGGGCGGGGCCGCTCGTCGCACCGGGCGGCCCCTATCCCGCCTGCTACCCGAGCAGCCAGATCACGAGCAGCACAAGCTCGACCACGGTCAGCGTCACGGCCGCCACGGTCGTCACGAGCGCGGCCCAGGCGATCACCCTGTCGAGCCTACCCACGGCCGCCTGTCCGGTACGGGGCGAATGGTGGGCTCACAGGGGCATCAGGGGCGGGACGCCATACGCCGCAGCAGCATGGCGCCCCTGGTACATCTAGCAGGGGCCGCCCGTGGGCACAGGCGGCCCCTGCCGTACACCCGACGCGCCAACGAGGGGATGGCGCATGTGCCGGGCGATCTTAGTAGTAGTGGCGCGTGTACCGCCGCACAACGGTCACGCAGTCAGGGTCGAGCCGGTACACGACGAAATGCGCGGCCTGCACGGCCGCGTCTGCCCTGGTCTGCCACATGCACAGGTAGCGGTGCGGCGGGCCGTGCCGCTCGACCGACCAGCGGTAGCAGCCGAACAGGTTCACCCCGGCCCTGACAGCACGCGCCTGCGTGTCGTACGGGGCCGAGCTGGCCGCCGCCTGACCTGCGCCCACGAGGGCGACACAGGCGACGACGATGGCAAACATGATCTTCACGATGGTGTCTCCTTCCTTCAGCACGCGAACGGGCCGCCCGTGGGCGACCCGCGCTCGCGACAGTTGACTCTGCGGTGTTACTTCGACGACGCCTTGCGGCCGCGCGTCGACTTCGCCGGGGCGGCCTTCGGCTGCTCGATGCCGAGCCGGTCACGCACGACAGCCTGCGCCTGCGCGATCGTGCGGCCCTCGCCAGCGTTCAGCCACATGCGCCTGAACCGGCGGTACGGCTTGTACGCCTCGTTCTGCTTTTTCACGATCGCCTTCGTGTACAGCTTCGCCATACCCGCGACCGCCGTCTCGGACTGGTCGGCCTTCGTCGCGTCGATCGCCTGCTTGACCTGACGGGCCGCTGCCTTCGTCGGTGTTGCCGCTGCCTTCGTCGCCATGTTCGTCTCCTTCTTCGTGGTGGTCGCCTTGGCCGGGGCGGCCTTCGGCGTGGTCGTGGTGGCCTTCACGTCGCTGACGAGCTTGTCGCCAGCCGCGCCGCCGTCACCGGCCAGGGCGGCCCTGATGGCCCGCTCGGCGTCGGCCTTCGTCGGCTTCTTCGGTGCCGCCGCCTTCGGTGCTGCCTTGCGTGCCTTCGCGTTCGCCTCGTTGGCTGCCTTCAAGTTCCGCATGTTGCGCTCCTTCCGATCGGTGTCGGCGCTGATCCGGTTGACCAGCGTCGTGTAACGGTCGCCCGAGTCGAGCACCCGCTGTTCCTTCTGCAATGCACGTACCGAGTCGCACGCGAGCAGCTCGCGCACGCTGGCCTTGTCGACCGCGTCGCTCGCGGCCTGCCAGCTGGCCAGGCTGGCGTCGGTCGCCTTGGCGAAGTGCTTGGCCCAGGCGGCCTGCTCGGCCTTGTCGGCCTTCGCCCTGACGCGGGCGGCCGCGTCGAGCCGCTTGGTCGCGGCCGCGATCGCCAGCAGGTTCGACTTCTGCTCGGCCTTCACGCGGGCGTGCGCCTCACGCTCGGCCGGGCTGCTGCCTGTCTGCCTGGTCATCGCCGTATCACCACGCCGCCGGTGCGCTCGTCGAGGAACGCCGTCGCGCTGCTCGTGCGACCGGCGGTCAGGTTCGACTGCCACGTCACGCACAGCGGGCCGGGCTCGCCGTCATCGACGAGCAGCGTCCGCAGCGCGAGCCGCAGCCCGGCGAAGTCGTCGGCCTGAGCGATCAGCGAGCCATCGCCAGCCTCGATGTTGAACATGTACCGCTCCTTCCCTCGTTGCCCACTCACTAGCGCGCATGTGCGCCTGCACGAAAGATAGCCCACAGATCCGAACTGCTGAGCCCGCTGCGGGCGTTGTCGAGACTGAAATTCCCGCAAATACCGGGGTATTCGTGCGCTGGCCAGCCCGGCAGAACAGGGTATCCGTGTTCAGGGGGCCGTACCATGAGGGCTCGCGGCACGCGCGGGCGCCCGCTCGCGTGACAACGATGGAAGGAGCGAACAGTGGCGACTGACATACGCAACCCGCTCGACGAACGACGAAAGGGGTGGGACAGGAGCGAGTACGGCGACGGCGGGTTCGAGTCGGGCGTGTTCACGAACCGTGAGCCCGCCTGGCACGGGCTCGGCACCGTCGTCGACGACCCCGACCTGACGTGGCGTGACGCACTCACGATCGGCGGGCTCGACTGGCAGGTCGAACGATGGGACGTCGCGGCCACGCAAGGCGTCACCCGGCTGAAGGCGCCCGGCCGCAAGGCGATGGTCAGGTCGACCGACCAAAAGGTGCTCGGCATCGTCGGCGACGGCTACCGGCCGATACAGCAGGCCGAGCTGGCCGAGCTAGGCGACGCTATCCTCGACTCGGGCGACGTCAGGTGCATCAGCGCCGTCGCGTTGAAGGGCGGCGCCAAGGTCGCGCTCGTGTCGAAGCTCGGCGACGACATACGCATCGCCGGATGGGAAGACGAAACGATCGAGCCGTACCTGCTGCTGTCGAACGCACACGACGGGTCGATGGCGCTGACGATCGCGGTCACGCCGATCAGGGTCGTGTGCACGAACACGCTGCGGCTCGCACTCGCCGGGTCGCCCCGCCAGTGGAAGGTCAGGCACACCACGAACTACGCCGACAAGCTCGACGAGGCACGGCGGGCGCTCGGCCTGACGTACACGTACCTGGCCGAGCTGACCAGCACGGCCGAGCAGCTGATCGGCGAGCCGATGAGCGACCGCGAGTTCAGGTCGTTCCTCGACAAGCTCGCCCCGAAAAAGGCGGGGGAGCCCGACGACAGCCGCACCGAAAAGAACAGGCAGGCGTCGCTGACCCTGATCGGCGGCCTGTACCACGAGTCGCCGAACCTAGAGAACGTCAGGGGCACACGGTGGGCGGCCCTGAACGCCGTCGCCGAGTACTCCGACTGGTATACGAAAGTCAGAAAAGGCGACGAAGCCCGGTTCAACCGAGTCATCGACGAGTCGAAGCTGAAGGACAGGGCGTTCGCCCTGCTCACCCGATGATCGGCGCCGACACGTTCATACCGAACCGCGTGACCGACGCCTGGCTGCGTGCGCGGGTGCCGACCCTGTCGTTCTACGAAACGACGGTGCTGGAAAGCGAGCTGGCGCTGCGCGGCTGGACGGAGGCCGAAGTCATCGCCCGCGTGCGCGTGTACCGGCAGGTGCGGCCATGACCGACATGGACGTCGAGCAGCTGCAAGCCGACGCCGACGCCGGGCTGGCCGCGATAAAGAAGCCCCGCAAGAAGAAGGGCGACGTCGAGCCCGAGCAGGCCGAGCCCGAGCCTGTGCCTGACGCTGACGGGCGCGTGACGCGCCCGTACGTGGTGCTCAGGTGGTACGACGAGCTAGGGCCGGGCACCTGGCAGGTGCTCGACGAGCACGTCGCGACCGGCCAGCGATCGGCGGTCGCTCGTGCCGTGCAAGACCACGGCGCCGGGGTGTACAAGGCCGTCACGGCCCGCTCGTGGGAGCCCGTGTTCGACGCCGTGCAGGAGGTCATCACCCGCGACCTGATCGAGCAGCGCAAGGACACGCCGTGACCGACGACGAGCGCGAGCCGACGTTCAAGGACGAGCTGCGCAAGGTCGGATGGTGGGCGGCCGTCGCGTTCTGCCTGGCCCTCGCGGGCCTGGCCCTGTACGGGCTGATCGCCCGATGAAAGGAGGCTGTGATGGCCACACCGACGATCTGTGACCGCTGCGGCATGCGGTTCGACGGCACGCTCGACAAGCAGGCGCAGCGGTACATGTTGACGCTCGACGTCGCCCACCTTGGCGGCCGCGCCGAACGCTACGAGATCGACCTGTGCGAGCAGCACATGACCGAGTGCGTCGCCGAGTTCGTCAGCGCCCCGTTCATGGAAGAACAGATCGAGAAGGCGGTCGTGAAGGCGAAGCCATGACCTACGTCACCGACCGCTGCTTCGGCTGCAAGCAGCCGTTCTCGTTCGACCCCGAGTACGTGCCCAGGGTGCCGATCGCCGACAAGCTCAGGCCGGTGTGCGAGGAATGCATGGTGCGCGCGAACACCCGACGAAAGGAGAAGGGATTGCAGCCGTTGCTGATACAGCCCGAGGCGTACGAGCCCGCGTGACCCACCGAGTAAGGTGGGCGCCCCGACAATCGAGAAAGGAAAGCGGCATGGCCAGAAAACAAGTGAAGGTAGTCGTCACCGACAAGGACATCGAGAAGGCGGTACGCAACGACTCGTACCTGTGTGTTGTCGCGCAGGCGCTCGCGCGCACGCTGCCCGACGCGCACCGCATCGACGTCGACACGCAGTCGATCAGGTTCACCGACGGCGAAGGCGACCGGCTGATCTACCTGACGCCGTACGCGGTGCAGGGGTACGTGATCGCGTTCGACGCCGGTGACCCGATACAGCCGTTCTCGTTCTCGCTGCGTGATCCGATCATCGGGCGCAAGCGGCGAAAGACGGAGGCCGGTAGGGCAGCCGAGAACGCCGCGAAAAAGGCGAAGGACGCGTACAAAAAGGCGAAGCCCGACGCCGCCGACGCAGAGGTGACCGAGGCCGGTGCGGCCGCGTACAAGGCCGAGCGGGCCAAGGCGAAGCCCGGCACGAAGGGCACGACCGTCGTCGCTCAGGGCCGTAAGGCGACGCCGCGGGTGTACAGGGGCCGCACACGGCATTACGGGCACCGTGCCCTGCGTGTCAATCAGGCCGAGTAGGTAAGTCAGGCGGGGGTCGCCCGAGCGGCAACAGCGGGCGACCCCTTACCTGACCGCAGAGTCCCCCTGAAGGAGCGCGAACAAAGGAGACCTAGTGACCGATCCTACACCCGCACCACGCGCCCGCAAGAAGCCCACGCCGAAGGCCGCGCAGGCCGAGCCCGCCGCCGAGCCCGCTGTGCCTGCTGTCGCACAGACGCTCGCCGGTAAGTTCGCCGAGGTACAGCTTGCCGTCGACCGCGTGCCACGCTCAGGGCACGCCGTCGTACGCATGAAAGGAGGCGGCGAATACTCATACGACTACCCGACCGAGAACGACCTGATGGCGGCCGTCAGGTCGCAGCTCGCGTCACGCAACGTCGCCACGTTCGTCAGCTGGCCGAACGTACAAATGCACGGGTCGCTGACGATCGTGCACGGCCTGATGACGTTCGTCGACGGCGACACCGGCGAGCGCGAGTCGATCGAGTTCGTCGGGTCGGGCGCCGACCAGGGCGACAAGGGCTTGTACAAGGCGATGACCGGCGCGATGCGCTACGCCATATGGAAGACGTTCCTGATACCGACAGGCGACGAGCCCGACTCCGATCATCAGCCCGTCACGCAGCAGCAGCAGGCGGCCGCCAAGGTCGCCACGCTCGGGCCGGGGCACAGGCAGGCGATACAGGCGATCCTGACGAAGCTCGACGACCTGCTCGGCCGCGACAAGGGCAGCTCAGAGGCCGTGTGGGGCAAGGGCATCAGCGACAAGTACAAGGTCGCCCGCTGGACAGACGTGCCCGCCGATCGGGGCGACTCGATCGTGCAGGCGCTCAGCCAACGCCTCCTCGAGGAGCAGACGAAGGCGGCCGAGCAGCAGGCGAAGGCCGAGCCCGAGCCCGAGGCTGTGCCTGCGGCGAGCGACGCCGACGACTACACGCTGCCGGTGTCGGGCGACCCGACCGAGCCCGCCGACGACGTGCCGTTCGACTGATGGGAGACGACATGCACGACGACCTACTGACGAACCCGTGGGAGCACGTCGACGACGACTACACGCTGCGGCTGGCGATGATCGACGTGGCCCGCTCGGCCCGTGAGCGCGAGCGGCTGCGCGAGCTGCTGCAACGCGTCGTCGCTGACTACATGGCGGCGATGCGCAAGCACGCCGACCACGAGGAGCAGCTGCGCGACCAGATACAGGCGTACCTGCTGCACACCGGGCAGACGACCGTGCACATACCCGACGTCGGCAAGGCGCAGGTGAGGCGAACAGCTGCGAAGGTCGTCGTCGACGACCCCGACGCCGCGAAGCGCGAGTACGGCGACAGGTTCGTCAAGCCCGTGTTCGACGAAACGGCGTTCAAGCAGTTCGCGAAGGATCGTTGGCTGACCGACGGCGAGCTGGTCGCCGGTATCACACCCGTACCGGCAGGGCACACCGTCGCCCTGACGTTCGGCTGAAAGGAGCAAGCACATGAGATGGGCACTGATAGGGGCGGCCGCGATCGTGGTGGTGGTCGCGGTCGCGTGGAGCAGGCGCCCGGTCGACCTGGCCGGGGCCAACCTGCGCGACTTCTTCCGGTGATCGGCATGTCGGTGTGGGCGTGGCCGCTGATCGCGTTCGGCGGCGCGCTGCTGCTGATCGTGCTCGTGGTGCTGTGGCTGTACTGGTGGGTCATGGGCGACGACAACGGCAGGGAGTCGTGAACCCCGTCGAGCCTGTCAGGGTCGGCCAGGCGATCGCGGCCCTGCCCGAGTACGAATGGCGGGGCGAGTGCCGCATGCCCCGCTGCGGCGACCCTGCCGTCGACCCGCATCACATCGTGCTCCGCTCGCAGGGCGGCCGGTACTGGATAACGATCGACGGCACCCCGGTCGCGAACGTCGCGGGCATCTGCCGGCGACACCACGACCTGATCCACGCCGGGCGCGTGCAGGTCGTGTGGGGCGACGGTCAGGGCGCGTGGGTCACCGGGCAGGGCGAGCGGCTGAAGGCGCTGTACTCGCGTGACACGCACGTACGCACCGCGTCAGGCAAGTGCCCTACCTGCGGGCGTCACTGGCCGACCCCGCAACCCTGGAAGATCACCCGCCGCAAGAAAGTGGCGCTGACGGTGCAGGTGCCCGACGACCACGAGAACGGTACCGAGATCGTCACGAACCTGCTAGCGGCGGCAGCCGAAAAGATGAAGGCGCAAGGCATGAACATCGACGACCCCGAGGCGCCCGGCCTGCGGTATTACACGCTGGTCGGGGTGCTGCACGACTACCTGACAAGCGGCAACGGCAGGGCGGGCGAATGAGCGGCGACCCGTTCGGCCGCGAGTACCCCGGCCCGAGAGTGTTCGAGATCGAAGGCAGGTTCACGATCACCGACGCGAGCGATGACGTGCTCGCCGACATACTCAGCGGCGCGTTCGGCGCGATCGACACGAACGGCGGCTGGATCACCGAACTGGTCATCAGGTCAGCGACGAGCAGCCACATCATCGTCGCCGCCGACCAGGACAACTGAAGGAGCTCCGATGTTCTACGCAGAGTTCAAGGTGCGCGTGCGTATCAACCCACCCTGGTCAGGCTGGCACGAAGAAGGAGACGAGGGGTACCCGTCCGACTGGACATGGCCCGATCTGCTGCAGAACCTTGGCAGCGGCACCGCCGAACAGCCCACCATCATCGACTACTGGGAAGACCGATGAGCGGGATCAAGCTCAGGCCGTATCAGGAGGAGGCCGTCGAAGCCGTCAAGGCGGCGCTCGCGAAGGGCGTCAGGCGGCAGCTCGTCGGGCTACCAACCGGGACAGGCAAGACCGTCGTGTTCAGCGAGATCATCAGGCTGGCCGACACGGCCGCGCTCGTGCTCGCCCACCGCGACGAACTGCTCAGCCAGGCGGCCGACAAGATCCGGCAGGTCGACCCGCACGCGGCCGTCGGGCTCGTGAAGGCCGAACGCAACGACGTGCTGGCCCCGGTCGTCGTCGCGAGCGTGCAGACGCTATCGAGGCAGTCACGGCTCGACCAGCTGCCGCAGCAGTTCGGCGTCGTCGTCGTCGACGAGGCGCACCACTCGGCCGCCGACACCTATCAGCGCATCCTCAAGCATGTCGGGTCGTTCAACCCCGACAGGCGCATGCTGACGCTCGGGGTGACCGCGACACCGAGCAGGCAGGACAGCCGCGACCTGGCCGACACCTGGCAGGAGGTCGTGTATCACAAGGGCATACTCGAGATGATCCGGGCGGGGTACCTGACGAACCTGCGCGGCCTGCGGGTGAAGCTACGCCGCGCCGACTTCGGCAAGCTGAAAGTCAGTCATGGCGACTTCCAGGATGGGGCGTCGGCCGAGCTGCTTGAACACGCGGGCGCGCCCGAGCACGCCGCCGACGCCTATGTGAAGCACGCGGCCGGGCGTACCGCGCTCGTGTTCACGCCGACGGTCGCGCTCGCGGCCGCGATGACCGAGGCGTTCGTCGCTCGGGGGGTGCCGTGCGTCACGTTGCATGGCGGCACCCCGCTGGAGGAGCGGCGCGAGCTGCTGCGGGCGTTCCGCAGGGGTGACGTGAAGGTGATCGCGAACTGCGCGGTGCTGACCGAGGGGTTCGACGAGCCCCGCATCGACTGCATCATCGTGGCCCGCCCGACACGGTCGAAGGGGCTGTACGTGCAGATGGTCGGCAGGGGCACCCGCACCTACCCCGGCAAGGACGATTGCCTCGTCATCGACCTGGTCGGCGCGACGCACCGTCACGACCTGCTGACGATGCCGAACCTGTTCGGGCTCGGCGAGTCGGGCAGCGACGAGCTGACCGACGGCGAACAGACCGTGACCGACGTGCTCGACGAGATCGCTGACGAGCAGGTCGTGACGGCTGAGCGTGAGCGGGTGCTTGCCGAGCTGGTCGCGCAACGCGTCGACCTGTTCAACCGGCGTGAGCTGCACTGGATACGACTCGACGACGACAACGCGTGGCTGCTGAATTCGGGCAGCGGGTATGTCGCCCTTGAACCCGACGACGAGAAATGGACAGTGAAGTTCTACCCGACGCAACGCACCGGCCAGGAACGCATCATCGCCGAACAGCTCGACCTCGGGTACGCGCAAGGCCATGCCGAAGACTTCGTCAGGGAGGACGGCGGAATAGGGCTCAGCAGTAGGGAGGCGTCATGGCGACGGCGCCCGGCCACGATCAAACAAAAGGCCGTGCTGCAACGACGCCGCATCGAACTGTGGAATGGCATCACGTCGGGCGAGGCCAGCGACCTTATATCGGCCGCGCAAGTCAGGCAACAAATACGGCGGGGCAAGGCCACCACGACCCGCTATTAGCAGGGGTAATGGTGTCGGGGCAATCAACCTGGTAAGGTGCCGCCGCTCGACACACAGGCGGGCAACGGGAAGGAGCGGTAAATGGCGAAGGCAATGACCACACCCGAATACCGTGAACGAATAGAGGGCGACCGATACGTGTCATGGGGACAGATGGCCAAGGTGATCGGGGCCGTCAAGGCGAACCCCGAGTCAGCGACGATGTTGCCCGAGGTACTGACCGTCTACAACGTGTCGCTGTTCATGTACGCGGTCGGCAGCTGGCCCGAACCGACCAGGGGCAAGGCGTCGATCGAGGCGTGGCAGGACTGGGAGGCGATGGCCAAAAAGGCCGCCGCAACGACCAGGCGAACTACCCCCGGGCGCACGGGCGCGTAGTGGGCGCGCTCACGAGCGCACATCGCGTACGTGCGGGTGCGCGATAAAGGCGCACCCGCACGTGGGTTGTTCTTCAGGGTGAGCGAAGTCATTCAACCAGCCAGCCTGCCAGCCTGGTCCGAAAGGCGGCTGCTGTTGCTGTTGTGCAACTACAACGCCGCCGCCTGCCTGTCGTCGGCAACACCCCGCGCGCAGGCGGGCGGCCGGGCAGGCATTTCACCTAAAAGAAGGAGCAGCAATGACGCTCGACGAGATCATCGTGCAACTGAACGAACTCGGGTTCACCGACAAACAGATCGACACCTGCATCGTGAACGCCGACGTGGCCGAACGGTGGCTGCTCGCCGCCAAGGCCAGGGGCGCGAAGCTGACGAACCCGGCGGGGTTCGTGTGGAAGGGCATCAGCTCGGGCGAGCTGCCGCTGCCAGCTGGCGGCCGCCCGGCCGCGTGGGCCGAAGCCGGTGACGACATGGCCAGCGATCGCAGCTACGGCGGCATGGTGCAAGCGATCGAGGAGCTGATCGCCAGCCAGGGGCACGAGTTCTTCTTTGACTACGACCAGGCGAACGTCAGGGCCGAGCTGCGCAGGCGGCCGCCCGCGTTCCTCGAAAAGGAGCTGCGCGACGAGTTCCACCGCTACGAAAGAAAGTTCGGGTTCGGGCTGAGCGCCGACGACCTGGAACGGCTCGTCGCTGACTGCAAGGCGCGGGCCAAGGCCGGGCTCGACGAGCACCGCAAGCATGTGCAGCTCGACGACGGCGCCATGACCGATCATCAGCGCCGCTGGCGGCTCGACTGCATATCGCACGGCGCCGACCCGCGACTGTTCCAGGGCGGGGCGACCCCGGCCGAGCTTGACGCCTGGCGGGCGAAGCGCCCGGCGGCCGAGTACACCGCCGACGACCTGACCGTGGTCGACGGGGCGAACGCGTGCGGCGACTGCAACGGCGACGGGCCGATCTACCAGTACGGCGACCTGCGGGTGTGCGCCGTGTGCGCAGGCAGCCGGGCGCGGGCCGCGATCAAGCTCGGCCTGACCCCGGCCGAGGGCACCTGGCGCGAAACACCGACCGCCACGCCGCTGCTACGCGAAGCCGACCCTGTGGATAACTAGGTCATTCTGTGGGTAACTCATGCCACCCCTGCCATGCCTACACCCTGGCCATTGCGAGCCCGTACGGGGCGAATGGTGGCCTTGTGGGGGGTGCCCCGTGGCGACACCACGCCCGCATATGCACGCTCGCGACCCGATCGGCGGGGTGCTCGGCTTGCCGGGCTACCCGCGCCCGCCCTCGCGCGCACACGCGTGAGGGCCAGTTCATCCGGCGGCGCTAGTACGCTGCCGGACTACCGAACAGGAGGCATATCGTGACCGCATGGCTGAGCACCGACGACGTACGCAAGCTGCCCGCGTCAGGCGCCGCCTACCAGCGGGTGCTCGCAGCCGCGAACAAGACGAACTACGGGTCGGCGATCATCCGTGACTCGTCGTACGAACACAACGGCAACTGCCTGGCCGGTGCCCTGATCTACGCGCATGCGGGTAACGCGAGCATGCGTGACAAAGTGAAGGCCGAGCTAGGCAAGCTCCCAGGGACCGAGAAGGGCTCGCAGATCGGCGGCAATCAGCCGGTGCTCGCCGTCAGCCGCAAGCTCGGGTCGTACACCGTCGCGGCCGAGCTGGTCGGCGACCCCGCGTTCGTCACGTACGCGCACGGCCTGCTCGACTACAAGTTCAGCGACGGCACGATCAAGCAGGTGCACGAGCGGCGCCCGAACAACTGGGGAACGTCAGCGTGCATCAGCCGCGTGCTCGTCGACCTGGCCGCGAAAGACAACGCCGACCTGGCCAGGGCGATGGTGGTACTGACAGGCTGGCTCGGTAACCGCACCGCGTACGCCGGGTTCGACTACGGCGACCTAGCCTGGCAGGCCGACCCCGCTCACCCCGTCGGCATCAACCTGGCGGGCTCGACGATCAAGGGCAAGTCAGTCAGCGGCGTGCTGCCCGACGACCAGCGCCGCGCCGGGGGGTTCACCTGGCCGCCGCCATGCGAGAACTACGTCAGGTCGGCCATCGGCTCGATCGTCGCCGCGATATGGGCGCTCAGCCGTAACGGCGGCGTGAACCTGACCGCCGCCAGCGATAGCGCGATCAAGCGGGCCGTCGAGTGGTACACCGGCACCGTCGACGGCAAGGCCGCCTGCAAGTTCGACGGCGACGACGGCTGGATCCCGTACGTGTACAACCAGCTCGGGTACACGAAGATCAAGACGGGCGACGGCACCGACGACGGCAAGGAAATGTCGTGGACAGGCTGGACGCACGCGACACCGATCGCGCCGACGCCGCCGCCGACCCCGACCCCGACCGACCCGTGCCTGGCGCAACGCGACGCCGTCAAAACAGCTCAGGCGACGCTCGACGCCGCCAAGGCCGCGCTCGCGAGCTGCGAACAGGCGCATGGCTAACCCGAGCCCGCGCAGGCAGGTCAGCGTGTACGTCAGTCAGCGCACGCACCGCTGGTACCGGATGGAGTCGGTCAGGCAGGACAGGCCGATGGCCGACTTGATACGCGAAGCCCTTGAGTCGTACATGACGCACACGAAGGTCGAGCGCGAAATAACGCAGGCCGCGAGGCGCGGCGCATGAAGGAGCCCGACTACACAGTCGAGATCTCGTTCCTCGAGACGGTCACCGGCGAGGGCCGCCAGCACATACTGAACGCGATCGCGTCAGACCTGGCCGACGAGCCCGGCGTGTACCGGCTGAACGTGAAGCACGACGACGACTGCGCGTGCGTGTGCGGCTGCAAGTCGATGGTCGAGTGCACATGCCGCACGGTCATCGTCGAAGTCAGGGAGATAAGGATGGCCAGGCTGTGATCGACGCAGCCCTAACAAGGAGGTACAGCTATGCCTGATCCAGTGACAAGCGGCTTTTGGGTCACGGGTATCAAGGACACGAAATACAGGAACCTCGACATAAACGGCGGCGTGTTCGGGCTGCGCGCCTGCGAGAACATCGTTGTCGAGGAAGGCGCCGTGTACGGCAACAACAAAGGCGACGCCTGCCTCGTCGGCAGCTACGCAGGCAAGCCGCCATCGAAAAACATCACGATCAGGAACATCTATTTCCATGACATGACGATCAACGACCCGTCGCAGCACCATGAGGCGCTGTACATATCGAACGTCGACGGCATCGTGATCGAGGGCTGCAAATTCGAGCGTATCTTCGGGAACACCGCCGACCTGTTCTTCACGGGATGGGAGATACCCGGCAACGCGAAAAACGTGATCGTCCGCGGCTGCCATTTCATGCCGCCGACGAACCCGTCAAGGGATGACGCCATCCAGTGGAACGACACGGCCGGGTCGATGACGAATCACCTGTACGAGAACAACCTGTTCGACGGCGCGCAACCCTACCTCGGGACGCTCCGCAACAAGACCACCAATTTCGTGTTCGGCGTCAACTACGGCACGACCCCGTCACAGCAAGTGATCGACTACGCCCGCAACCTCGGTGTCGTGTTCAAGGAGCTGCCGTTCAGGCCGAAGGCGCAATGGCCTGGCACGGTCACGCCACCGGCGCCGCCGCCGCCGCCACCGACGACCGACCCGTGCGCCTCGGTGATCGCCGAACGCGACGCCGCCCTCGCGGCCGTGAAGGCGCTACAGACGAAGATCGCGAAGGCCGTCACTGACCTTGGCTGACTGGCACGGCAACCCTGACCTGGCCGAGCAGCTTGCTGACACGGCCAGCCTGACTGTGCACCCGACGAACCCGCGACGGGGCGACGTCGCGGGTATCGCCACGTCGCTGAACAGGTTCGGCCAGGTCAGGCCGATCGTCGTCACATCGGAGGGCGTGATCGTCGCGGGCAATCACACCTATAGGGCCGCGACCGAGGTACTACGGTGGGAGCAGATCGCGGTGACGGTGTTCACCGGCTCCGATGACGAAGCGCAGGCGTACCTGATCGCGGACAACAGGTGGGGCGACCTCGGTGAGTACGACGACACCGTGCTGGCCGACACCCTCGCCGACATGGCCGACCGTGGCCAGCTCGCCGGTACCGGCTACACGGCCGACCAGGTCGACGACCTGCTCGCGCAGCTCGACAAGCTCACGACGACCGCCAAAGAACAGTTCGACGGCGGCTACGCAGAAACCGACGAGGAACTGGCGAAACGGCAAGCGGGGTTCGACGACACGAACGCCGCCAGGGTGCCGATGCGCGAAGTGCAGATGGTGATGACCGCCGACCTGCACCGCGAGTTCGGCGACCAGATACGCGCGCTCGCGAGCGTGTACGGCACCGCCGGTATCACCGACACGATCGTCGAAGCCGTCCGGCGGGAATGGCAGAAAGGACAGCATGGCGATGGCGAAAATCAGGCTGACGGCTGAGCAGGCCGAAGCCCGCGACCGCGAAGGCCAGAAACGGTACGACCAGGTCGTCGACTACGGATCGCAGAACCGGATCGTGGGGATGGTGCCCGACCTCGATCGCGAACGGCACGCCGCCGGGGCCGAGCTGGCCGTCGCTGTGTACTTCGGCCTGCCCTGGACTGGCCTGCACGGCCGCAGGTCGTCCGCCGACGTCGGCACGAACGTGCAGGTCAGATGCCGCATCATCGGCGACGTCCACTGGGACAAGCTGAAGCTGTACGTGCACGAGCAAGACCCCGACGACCACGCGTACGTGCACGTCATACCGACAGGCCCGAACGACTACCTGCTGGTCGGATGGACGTTCGGGGCCGCCGCCAAACAAGAAGGCGAGCCGCAGCACGGCAAGCTACGCGGCGGCCGCTGCCGATGGGGCGTACGCAAGCAACAGCTCCTACACATCGAAACGCTACGCGGCATTGCGGCGTGATACGCGCCTACGGCACCGAGCATTGCTGGCTGACGGTCGTGTCAGCAGGCCGCCCACAGAACGTTCCTGTCATGGAGGAGAAGATCGGGCCAGCCACCTGGTACGTGCCGCTCGACGAGCTGGCCGCGTACATGAACGCCGCCACGCGAAGCCGCGTCGAGCCCGTCACCGAACCGTTCCCCGCCTGCCGAAACGTCGCGATCAGCGAGGGCACCGAACGCGACCTGACGACGGTGCAGCTCGACGACGACCTACGCAAATTCAGGCTCGTGCTCGGCGGCCAGGCGATCGACACCACCGCCGACGTCGCGATACAGGAGCTCCTAGAGACGGTCGCCCTGTCGGACTTCAAGCTCGGCGGCGTAGCACCGACGTCGAACCCGTTCTTCTCGAACGAGGCGAAGCCCGTTTCGTCGCACCTGTTCGTGCCGTCAGCCTGCATCGCCGTGAAGCCGAACTGCCTGACGTTCGACCCGAGCATGCCCCTGAAGGCCGACTACGACTACACGATCCGTCAGTGGATGACGTACGGGGGAGTGTGCCGCCTGAACCTGGTACTGCCCGAGTTCGCCTACGCCACGAACCCCGGCGGCTGCAACCTGTACCGCACCCCGGCCCTTGTCGAGCAGGCCAACCGCACGCTGATCGGCCGGTACCCGAAATACGTCAGGCCGAACCCGCGACGGCCAGGCGAGGTACTGCTGCGTCTGCCGCGCGCGTCAGCGGGCCTGCCACTATGAACGCATGCTCACACCAGAACTGAAGCTGAAGGTGCTGCTGCTCGACCCCGACGAGGACGACAAGATGCTGCTCGAGGTAGGAGGCACAGCCACCGACATGCGTGACGTGCTGCCGACGCTGATGCGCCTCGCGACGGTGTTCGCGACCACGGTGCAGCACGAGATCGAAAGGGACGCCGCCGAACGGGCCAGGCTGAACTGATGATCGACGTACGGGTGCGCACCACGATCAGCCCCGACGAGATGGAAGGCAAGGTCGGGAAGATCGTCACCGACAACGACTACAACGTGCTGCTCACACGCGCGTGCATGGTGCGCTCACCCGCAGGGCCGCTGCTCGCGCTGTACCTGCCAGGCGTGCTCGCCCACACGATCGGCAAGGCGCACGACAGGCTCGCCCAGATACGGATGCGCACCGACAACAGGGGCAACGCGGGCGGGTCGAAACGCATCAGGCGCGGCTCGCGTGAACGCGCGATCAACGTGCTGTCGAACATCGTCGGGTACCTCGACCCGGCAGGGCCAGCGAGGTACTGCCGACTGACGGCCTTCAACGCGTCGGACGCCGAAGGGTTCGACGAGCTAGTCCCCCTGTTCCAGGAGATAGGCGGCCTGTTCAGCGACCACGTACCCGATCGTTACAGGGCGCAGCTCGACGAGTGCGCACGCACGCACCCCGACTGGATCATCCCCGGTACGCCGTTCACGACGATCACCGTGAACAACAGTTACGCCACGGGTGTGCACAAAGATGTAGGCGATCTCGATAAGGGGTTCAGCTGCCTGGCTGTCAGCACACGAGGGCCGGTGTCGGGGCTCAGGCTCGTGTTCCCCGAGTACCGGGTAGGCGTCGACATGCGACACGGCGACCTCCTCCTGATGGACGCCCATCAGTGGCACGGCAACACACGCATGCGATGCCAGTGCGGCGTACCCGACGTACCCGCCCACATGCCAGGCCCATGCCGCACATGCCACGCCGAACGCATCAGCGTCGTCTGCTACTTCCGCACAGGCATGACAGCGTGCGCGTCACGCGACACCGAGGACGCCAAGCGCACCACGGCACGCGAGCACGAGTTCGCACGCACCTGATGCCACCACGCAGATGCCTCGACTGCGGCAACCTCATACGTGCGGGCTCACGATGCGACACATGCCAACGCACACACACGCAACGCACCGACCTCGATCGCCTCGCACATGAACCCTGGCGCCTCGTGTACCGCACACCCGCATGGCGCCGAGCCCGAGCCACCGCCCTCGCCCGCGACCGCCACCGCTGCGTCATGTGCGGCGCAAGCACACACGTCAGCGTCCACCACCGCACACCACTCCACCAAGACGGCGACCCCTACTCACTCGACAACCTCATCACGCTATGCCCCACACACCACGCAGCCCACGAGCGGAGGAGCCGACCATGGACGACGACCCACACGAACGCCAACCCCTGACGTTCAGCCTGTTCAAAGACAAAGCAGGCGAGTGGCGATGGCACCTCCGATCCCCTAACAACAAGATCATCGCCAGCTCAGGCGAAGGCTACGCCAACTGGCAAGACGCCACACACGCCATAGAAATCATCCAAGACGAATCAGCCGACGCACTCACCCTGTTCGACCCACCCGACACCGACCCACGCCAATACGCAACCGAACCGCCGTTCGCAGAAATGGACGACGGATAAATTCTCGGACCACACCGAGGGGAGGGGAAAATCTCTGAAGGAACACATCTAACCGCCCCCCAGCCAGATGGACGCGCCGTCAGAATCCGGCCGGATTTTCGGGGCGGGCTATCGTGGGGCGCAAAGCCCACCTAATCGGAAGGAGCTACAGGTGTCTGATGTGGATGAACTGAACGAGGCTGAAGCTGGCGAGATCGAGCATGGCCCGCTGATCGACCTGTCGGCGCTCGGGGTGAAGGCTGACGAGCGGTACGACAAGATGAAGGCGAACCCTGACCATAAGGGCGACCCTGACCTGACGTATTCGGCGGCTGTGCGTGGTGTGATCGCGCAGGCGCATCAGTCGATCAGTGATCTATTGCGGGGCGAGGCGCAGGTGCGTGCGGCGAACGCTGACCGTAACGGCATCGGCCCGATCGCGAGGGGTCACCTGCTCGCGGTGCAGGTGCTCGACGGGGTGTTCGACGTCGATGGCCCGGCGCCGCCGCCTGACCCGATCCCGGACGCGTGAGAGCAGACCTCGCAGACAGGCTCACCGAGAACCGCCGCGTGTTGCAGGGCATCAAGGGCGACGTGATGCAGCGCACGTCGCTCGCCCTGCGGGCGGGGCAGGTCGCGAAGGCCGAGCTTGAACGGGCCGTCGCTGACGGGTCGCCCGACATGCTCGTCGGTGCGCTCGCGAACGCGATCGACACCGCCAGCCGCGAAGTCGTGACGCCCGGCACGCTCGCGGCGATCACGAAGCTGGAAGTGCAGGTCGAGAACATGGACATGTTCCTGAAGCTCAACGACCCCGACAGGCGCCGTGCGCGGCCGCAAGCCGAAGCCAGCTGAACAGCGCATCAGCGAGGGGCGCAAGCGCGTCAAGGACGCGCACCCGCCGCTGCCTGTCGTGGTGGCCGGGCGCCCGCACGGCACGTTAGAGAAGCCCGCCGACCTGCCTGCTGAGGCTGACGAATACTGGGACGACTTCGTGGTCAGGCTCGACGAGGCAGGAATACTCGACCGTATCGACCTTCCGGCGGCGCGCATGATGTGCGTGGCGTACGCGCTGTTCGAACGCGCCCGCCAGGACGTCGAGGAGTTCGGCATGTACGCGCTCGGGTCGATGGGGCAGGTCGTTGTCGCCCCGGCCGTCGCGATCGCGCAGGCGAACGCGGCCCTGTACCTGCGGTTCGCTGAGCAGTTCGCGGCGACCCCGTCGGCTCGTGCGCGGCTCGGCCTTGAGGGCGCCAAGAAACGCAAGCTCGACGTCGAGATGGACAGGCTGCTCGGCCCGAACAACCGACGCGTCGACTAGCGGCTGATGTGGCAGCCCGGCAAGCCGCTGCGTGTCAGTCTCGGCGGGGCGCGGTTCCACCGGTTCTGTCATGTCGCGATCAGACAGACGATCGGCCGGTGGGCCGGTGACCCGCTGCTGCTCGAACCGTGGCAGCTCGACCTCGCGTCAGGCTTGCTACAGACAGACAACGAGCGGTGGACGACGATACCCGCCGCGCGCGCCCGTACAGCGCAAGGGTGCGCCGAAGCCGTCGCCGCCTGGCTGACCAGGCTGGCCGACGAGCCGCCCGTCGAGCCGGGCCTGCGCCGGTACACCGAGGCGTACGTACAGATCGCCAAAAAGAACGGGAAGTCGACGCTGGCTGCGGCGTTCGCCCTGTACTTCCTGGCGGCCGACGGCGAAAACGCCCCGCATGTGTTCAGCGCCGCGACGAAACGCGACCAGGCCCGCATCGTGTTCGACCAGGCGAAGGCGATGGTCGAGAAGTCACCCGTGCTGGCCGACTGGTGCCGCGTGTACCGCAACACGATCGTGTGCCCCGACAACGACGGCACGTTCAAGGTCATCTCAGCTGACGCCCTATTCGAAGAAGGCGCCAACGTGCACGCCGCCGTCATCGACGAGCTGCACCGCCACCGCACACGCGAGCTGTACGACGTACTGAAGGGCGGCACCATCGCCAGGTCGCAGCCGATGATCCTGCCGATAACGAACGCCGGGGCCGACCTCGAAACGGTGTGCGGCCAGGTGTACCTGCAAGGCAAAACAGGCTCACGCGACGACCTGTTCTTCTACGTGCCCGAGCTAGGCGCCGACGACCTCGACCAGATCGAGCACGGCAAGTTCGCCGTCGCCAAAAAAGTGAACCCCGCATCATGGATCACGAAGGCGCAGCTCGTGAAGCTCGGCCGCGAGAAACCGCCGTTCGTGTTCAAGCGGTTCCACTGCAACTTCTGGACCGAGGCCGACGAAGCGTGGCTGCCGCCCGGCGCCTGGGAACGCCTAGCCGGTACCACGCCCCTGGAACGCGGCGACCCGATCTATGTCGGCATCGACGCCAGCAAGAACCGCGACACGACAGCCGTCGTGTGGGTCAGTTTGAAGAACGGCCGGTGGGTCGCCAGGGCGCAGGTGTGGGCCGTGTGGGACGACCCGTCGAAGCCGAAACCGGCAGCGCACGTACACCTACGCCGGTCGATACCGCGCCGCCTGATCGAGGACTACGTGCGCGAGCTGGCGCACGAGTACCAGCTGATCGCCGCCCCGTACGACCCGTACAGGTTCGGCCGCTCAGCCGAAGACCTCGAAGAAGAAGGGCTGCCGATGGAGGAGTTCCCGCAGTCGAACCCGCGCATGTGCCCCGCCAGCCAAGACCTGTACGACGCGATCGTCGACGGGTCGATCGAGCACGACAACGACCCCGTGTTCCAGGCGCAGATATACGCCGGGTCGGTACGTGACGTCGGTATCGGCTGGCGGCTCGACAAGCGTCACTCGCAGCGCCCGATGGACTGCTGCATCGCCCTGCTGATGGCCCACCGCGTCGGCGTCGAAGAAGAATTCGGTGGGGCGCAGGCCGACGTGACAAGCCTCGCGTAGACTGGACGACTCAATGGGATCGTTCCTTGACCGGCTCGTACGCACGAACGCCAGGCTCATCAGTGAGTGGCTGTTCGCGGTGGCCGACGCGATCGAGCGGGCGGCACCGGGCGTACCAGCCCAGGCTATCGCGGGCTGGCAGAGCGCCATCACACCAGGCAAGGAGGTCGAGCTAGACATGGGAGAAATCACCGTTCCTGACACGCAGGCCGAGCCGCTGCACGCGGCCGTCAGCTTCGTCGACGCGCACGGGCACCCGACCACGGCCGACGACGTTCCTCAGTGGACGTCGAGCGACGAGAGCGTCGCCACGGTCGCCGCCGGTGAGGACGGCCTGAGCGCCGACGTCACGATCGCCGGTACGCCAGGCAGCGCGGTCGTCACCGTCAACTCGACGAACGACGACGGCTCGACGGTCACCGCGACCGGGCTCGTGAACGTCAGCGCGGGCGACGCAGCCGTCGGCTCGGTCGACTTCACCGAAGGCAGCACCGAAACACCGCCTGCCTAACCGGGCACATGTGGCCCCGTCGCGTCCGCACTATCCCCATTCGCGAGCGGGTGATCGTGAACGACGCGACGGGGCAATCACTAGATGGAGTCCTGACAGGGGTCTACGATGACTGGATCGTGCTGGCCCACGCGACGCTGCTCGGCGACACCACGGTGAAAGTCGACGGCGAAGTGTGGGTGCCCCGCCACGCCGTCAGGTTCGTGCAGAGGCCCGACCTGTGACCGTCGTCATCTCGGACGGCAGGCCGACCGCCGCGAAGTCGTGGCCGCTCGCCGGGGCCAGAACGAACAACGCCGGTAGCGTCATCGGCCAGCCCAGGGGCATCGACCTGCTCGGCGCCGAACGAGGCGCCAGCTACGTCACCCTGTACCGGGCGCAGCCGTGGGTGTACATCGTCTGTAACAAGCTGATGCGAGGCATCGGCCGCCTACCGTGGGGCGGCTACACACAAGACGTCGAAGGCAACGAAGACCGCGACCTCGGTGGCCCGCTCGACAGCCTGCTGAACCGGCCGTACCCGCGCGGGTCGGGGTACACCGTCAAAGAGTTCGTCGTCGGCCAGATGGCGATACACGGCAACGCGCTGCTCGTGAAGTGGCGCCCCGGCCGGGGCGCCCCACCGGCCGAGCTGTGGCCCGTCGACTGGCGACGCATCGAGCCGATCGCCGGTACCAACACGCCGGTCGCTGCGTACCGCTACGGCGGCGACGGCGAACGAATCTTCTACCCCGACGACGTCGTACACTTCCAGTGGTACGGGCCGGAAGGGCCAGGGATCTCCCCGCTCGAACCGTTGCGTCGAACCCTCGCCCTTGAGGACGCCGCGCAACGCTACGGGATCGCCAACTTCAGCAACGCGGCCCGCCCATCGGGCGCCCTCGTCCACCCGGCCCGTATGCGCGTCGAGCAAGAAGCCGCCCTACAAGCCAAGATCGACAGCCTGCACGCCGGGGTCGACAACTCGTTCCGCATGCTGATGCTGTCAGGCGGCATGGACTGGAAACCGTTCGGGTACTCGGCGGCCGACTCACAGACGATCGAGACCAGGCGCCTGACCCGCGAGGAAGTAGCCGCCGCCTACGACATACCGCCACCGGCGATCGGGATACTCGACCGGGCGACGTTCTCGAATGTCAGCGAGCAGCACCGGATGCTGTACCAGGACACGTACGGCCCCTGGCTCGTGAACATGACCGACACCCTCGACGTGCAGCTGATCGCCGGTGAGTCGACGTTCGAAGGGCAGACCGTCAGGTTCGACCTGAACGAAATGCTGAAAGGCAGCCCGCAAGAGCGTGCCGCCGCCTACGCTCAGTTCCGTATCTCGTCGGTGTACACCGCGAACGAGCTGCGCCGCATCGAGGGCTTGAAACGCATCGACGACCCGCTCGCCGACGCGATACTGCTGCCGCTGAACATGCGGGCGGTCGGCGACGACGTCGAGCAGGCGCCCGCCGACGACGTCACGCAGGTCGTGCAGGCGATGCGTACACTCGTCGCGGCTGACGTACTATCCGGCAACGGGCATAGCCTGAACGGAGGTTAGATGGAAAAGAAGTCGTTCAAGGCAGCGGTGAAGGCCGACGGCGACCCCGGCGAGTTCAAGGCGCTGGTCAGCGTGTTCGGCAACGTCGACCTACAAGGCGACAGGGTGATGCCCGGCGCGTTCACACGAACCCTGAAAGACCGCGGCCTGCCGCCTGTGTTCTACTCGCATCAGTGGCAAGACCTCGGGTCGCTGATCGGGTACACCACGCACGCCGAGGAGACGAAGTCGGGCCTTGAAGTCGAAGGCAAGCTGTTCCTCGACGAGTCGGAAGGCGCCCGCATCGCGTACGCCGCCATGAAGGCCGACGTGCTGAAAGAGTTCAGCTTCGCGTTCGACATCATGCAGTCGAACAGCGTCACCGAGGACGGCGAAGAAATCCGGGAGCTCGCCGACCTCGACCTGTTCGAAGTCGGCCCGACCCTGGTCGGCGCGAACCCCGCGACCGAGCTGATACAGGTCAGGTCGAAGGGCGCCATACCGTTCAAGGGCACCGCCGTCGCCGCCGAGGACGCCCCGTGGGACGCGGCGGCCGAGTTCGCGAAAGGCGACACCGACGACCTGATGGCGATGTGCGCCTGGTACGACAGCCAGGGCCGTGACGGCAACGGCTCGATCGAGAAGAACGCGTTCAAGCTCGTGCACCACCGCGCCGACGCCGGGCACCCGGTCGTGTGGCGTGGCGTACGTGGCGCAATGGGAACCCTCCTGGGGACCCGCGGTGGAGTAGACATTCCTGAAGGCGACAGGGGCAAGGTGTACAAGCACCTGGCTGCGCACTACGAGCAGTTCGACAAGCACCCGCCCGAGTTCAGGGAATACGACGACGCCGAACTAAAGACCCTGTTCAACGTCGATGACCGACGCGCCCGCGAGCACCGCTCGCCCCGTGCGCCGCTCGTGGTCTAGCCACCGAAGGAGGGAACACATGCACCTGAGTGACAAGTTCCGGGCGCAGCTTGAGAAGGCGCGCGAGGACGCGAAGCAGGCGTACGACGAGTACGAGGCGAAGCGTCAGGCGACCGTCGACAACGACGACGTCACCGACGAGCAGTTCGCCGAGCTGGAAGGGCTGTTCGGCAAGCATCAGGAGATCGCCGCGACGATCGACGACCTGGAGCGCAAGTGGGCGGCCGCCGTCAAGATGGAAGGCACCGCCGACCCGCGTCCCGGTGAGCCCGCCAGCGACAAGGGCGACGACGCACCGGCCGGTAAGGCCCGCCTGTCGATGGGGCAGAAGTGGGTCGGCTCGGAAAGCTACAAGCGGCTGCTCGGTGGCGGCACCCTGCACTCGGAGCGGGCGCGCATCCACACTGACCCCGTCGAAGTATTGGACCGTGACGGCGTCAAGGCGCTAATCACCGGCGCCTCCGACACGTCCGCCGGCATCTTCGTGCAGCCCGACCGGCTCGCCGGGTTCTACAACCTGTTGCAGCGGCCGATCAAGCTGATCGACCTCGTGTCAGTGAACAGCACCGACTCGGACACCGTCGAGTGGGTCAAGATGACCTCGTTCACGAACGCGGCCGCCGAAGTCGCCGAGGCTGTCGACCAGGCGACCGGCACGAAGCCCGAGTCGACGTTCGCGTTCGACATAGTCCAGAGCCCGGTGCAGACGATCGCGCATTGGGTCGCCGTCACACGCCGCGCCCTGTCGGACGCAGCCCAGATGAGCGACCTGATCGACGGTCAGCTGCGGCTCGGCATCGACCTGCGGCTAGAAGCCGAGATACTGAACGGCAACGGCACCGCGCCGAACCTGCGCGGCCTGCTGAACACGTCAGGTATCGGCACGCAGGCGAAGGCGTCCGACAGCGGCATGGTCGCGATACTGAAGGCGCTCGACGTCGTCAGGGCCGCGTTCATGGAGCCGAACGCGATCGTGATGAACCCGGCCGACTGGCAGGCGATCCGGCTCGTCCGTGACGACAGTGGCGCAGCGGCCGGTACGGGCGGGTTCTTGTTCGGCGGCCCGCAGGTCGGCGGCACCCTCACCCTGTGGGGCGTGCCGGTCATCACGACGCCGCTGATCGCCGCAGGCACAGCCCTCGTCGGCGACTTCAAGCAGGCGATCCTGTGGGCTCGCGAAGGCGTCACCGTCACCGCGTCGACCGAGCACGCCGACTTCTTCATCAAGAACCTGGTCGCGGTGCTCGCGGAAGGCCGATGGGCCTTCGGTGTGCCGCGCCCGGCAGCGTTCTGCAAGGTCACTGGCCTGTAGGTCGACCCCGGGAAGGGTGACGTGTGGAGATCATCGACCCGCCACGAGCCTGCCGCCTGTGCGGCACGGCAGACTCGGCGTGCGGGCATGATCCCCACGCGCGACCGACCGTCGTGGGCCTGATACGCACCACCACGTCAGGAGGGCGCATGGGGAACATCGCGAAAGAAGAGATCCTCGAGGAAGACGCGAACGGCAACATGTTCGTCAGGTACGCCGCCGGTGACCCGGTCGGCGACGACGACGCGAAAAAGTACGCGAGGATGGTCGAGAAAGAAGGGCCGCCCGACGAGCCCGTCAGCGGCACAGTCGCCGACGACGACACCGGCCTGATCGTGGGCGACACGTTCGAAGGGCGCCGCAAGCGCAAGACGCCAGCGCAGAACAAGGCGAAGGCACCGGCCGGGGACAAGTGATGGCGTTCTTCGCGACCGAAGACATAGTCGGCACCGACGCGCTCGGGCACGGCTACCTGAAATACGCGATCGGCGAGGAGGTCACGGCCGAGGACGCCGAAGCCAACGAGGACAGCGTCGTCGAAGACCCCGCCGCGCCCGTGCCGGTCAGCTCGGTGATGCTTGACGTGTACGACGACACAAGCGGGCTCGTCGTCGGCGACACCGTTGACGGCCGCAAGAAGGTGCTGGACGGCGACACCGTCGGCGGCCCCGTCACGCCATGACCGAGCACGACCTGAGCGCGAGCGCGACCGGCGTGGCCGGTATGACGATGAAGGCCGGGCGGGCCGTGCCGCCGATCATGGTGCGCTCGCACGCGGTCAGCAGCATCGACATGGTCATCACCCGCACCGACGGCCAGAAGGAGAACAGGTCGGCCGGTAGCAGGTACGGGTGGGACAGCAACGGCAGGCCGCTACGTGTCGACTACGAGACGTTCGAGGGCGTCGAGTCGATACGAGGATGGGAACACATCGAACCGTGGGAGATGCCATGACCTATGAGGCTAGGTTCAAGGACGGCCCGCTGAAGGGCGAGAAGATGCCTATGGGCCGCTCGCTGCCTTCGGACCTGGCTGTCATGGTCGAAGGCGGGAAGGCGTACTGGTACCACGACGACGTCGAAGCCGCCATGACCGAGGACATCGACAGCGGCGACGTCGCCCTGTACGAGCTAGGCGAAGTCGACGGAGACAAGCAGGTGGGCGAGTACCACTCGATCGAGTTCGTGCCGACCGTCGAGCGAAGGCGGGTGACGTGATGGCGAGCGTGTTCGCGGACGCCGGGAAGGCGATCACCACTAACCGGATCATCGGGGCCGGTACCGAGCCGAAATACGTCGCGTGGGGCACAGGGGCAGGTACCGCCGCCGTCGCCGACACGACGCTGTTCACCGAGGCGTCAGAGGCCCGCGTGTCGGGCACGTCGACCAGGGTGACGACGACCGTCACGAACGACTCGCATCAGGTCGTCGGGCAGATGGTCGCGAACGGGTCGAAAACGATCACGAACGCCGGGGTGTTCGACGCGTCGACGTCAGGGAACCTGTACGTGAAAGGCGACTTCACCGGGGTGGCGCTGGTACTCAACGACACCATCGACTTCACGTTCAAGCTGCAATTCACGTAGACCGGCGGCCCGTATGGAGTTCGCCTGCGCGACCGTCGGCACGTCGTTCGAAACAGCAGGGCTCGACGCCGCGAACAGCGACGGCCTGGCCCTGCTGACGGCGACGACGACGAACACAAAAAGCGGCTGGACGCAGCTGATCGCGTCGACGAAGTTCAACGCGATCGGGGTGATGCCGGTATGGACGAAGTGCTGGTCGAACCTGGTCGGCTGGTACCTGGCCGACCTCGGTATCGGCGGCGCCGGATCGGAAAATGTGATCCTGCCGAACATCATCAGTAAGGGCCGCCAGGGCGGCGCCGGTCAGGCCGGGGCGTTCATACCGCTGCACATACCTCGCGGCACGCGCTTGTCGATGCGAGCGCAAGCCCTGTCGGCGGGTACCGCCCGGTCGTACAACTTCCAGATCCTGCTCGTGTCGGGCGAGCTGCTTGGCGGCGCCCCGCTACAAAAGGCGTACACGTACGGCGCCGAGACGGCCGACTCGACCGGGGTGCAGCTCGACGGCGGCGCCAGCGGCAACACGAAGGGCGTGTGGGCCGAGCTGACGGCCGCGTCGTCGGCGCCGTGCCGCTGGATGATGGTGCAGCTACAAACATCGACGAACGGCGGCGTGGCGGCCGACACCACGTTCCTCGTCGACATAGGCGTCGGCGCCGCAAGCTCGGAGATCGTCGTCGTGCCCGACCTGCCAGTCACGATCGACAGCTCAGGTGGCGGCGTCAACTTCTCGAACCCGTGGTACTCGCTGCCCGTCGAGCTGCCCGCCGGTGTCAGGATCGCCGCCCGCTGCGCCAGCAGCGTCACGTCGTCGACCGACCGCGTGATCGACTGCGCCGTCGTGTGCCTCGCGTGACCGGCTGGCCGCTCGCGGTCGCGAAAGGGTCAAGGGTCGCGGCGTGCGGCGCCACCGCCGCCAGCACGCTCGGCACGACCGTCACCGCAGCCGGGTCAGCGAACACGAAGGGCAGCTACGCGCAGCTGATCGCCACGACCCCGTTCGCCGCCACCGGGATCATGCTCAGCGTGTTC